AGTGCATATTCATAAACAACAAATATCTCCTCTTCGGGTACTTGAATTGTAGTTTCTGCATCTTCCGTAGGTAAAAAATTCTTATCCAGAGCATCAATATCTTGTAATACTTGTAATACTTCATTAACTTCTGCAACCTCCATATTCAATGCTTTGCCAATTTCTGTTACAGGCATTTTTGGATTTCCTTTAATTAAATCTAATACCTCCTTTTCTGATTCCCTTAATACTCTACCCAAAGCAAAGCTATAATTACTTAAAAAATTATGCTCCAACATCTCAGCATCTTCAATACAAGTAATCGGCTCACTAAATTCTTGTATTACTTCAATCTCGCTTTTATTATATCCAAAATCTTTCAGCTGATCGAAAATAAATTTATCCGTTTCATCATCCATTGTAACTCTCTCTCTTGCTTCTAATGGAGCTAATCCGATCTTTTCTCTAATTTCATCCTGCGTCATAACAGATACCATTACTTGCTCTGAAATCTTTTCTGTAATTGGCTCAATTTTAATAATCTTCAATGCCTTTGGCAATCCATTGAAAGAAACAATCTCATTAAATACTTCATTCAATACTTCCTGCTCTGGACTGATATATAAATTTTGGTAAAGCTCCGTTGCCGTTCTCAACTCGTCTGCATTGTTTCCCAAACCTGACATATCTTTAATTCCAAACATCATAGGAGATACAATACCATGTGCCGTAAATATCTCTTCTCTAATTTGATTATTAAGATTAATAAATCTTTCGTCTTGTCCGTTTACAGGAATAGGAATTATTTGAGGATGGTCTGCGCTTTGATCCGTAAAGCTGAGTAATGGCTTTCCTGCATTATCTGTTCCCGTAGCATAGTCTTTAAACCTTCTTTCGATTTCTGACATCTCCTCATCCGTAGGTTCTCCATTGTTAAAACTGACCATGTAACCTGCGCTCAAATTATTCTTTATATTCTGGAGAGTAAAATTAGCAATCTCACTATCTGCTTCTAAATAAGGTACTGCACTAACATAATCTCCTAAAGGATAAATTTCTAAATCTGGTCTATATTCTTTATAATAGATTATGTAATTAGCAGATGTATTTATCTGATCCGTAAAAGGGAATAATTCAAGTGTAACAAAATCTTCGTTACCTTCTGGATTTCTACTTTTCCAATCATCTGTATAATAATAAGTTTCTTCGTCTAAAGTTGATTTCCTAACATTAGCAAAATTCAAATGCTCTACTTCTGCAATATTTCCATTTGCATTGACCATAATTTGTAAACAAAATCCTCCATATACTTTCTTGTCTTTTACAATCTTTCTTAAAAGATCATCCATGTTCTCATCTTCGTTCGGATGCCTTAAAAAGCCCTCAAGCATAGCTCTCTCCTGAAAAGTTACATTTCCTGTTATATCAAATCCTTTGCCTACAATGAAATTAGTTTTACCATTTATAATAGTTGCGTGTTTACTCGATTCATTATAAAGCTTCGTTAAAAAATCTGGATAACAATTTTTATAAGGTCTTTCACTTCCATACTCATACCAATCTCCTTTCCTTGATTCCTTGAAAGTTGGCAATTCGTAACCCTTATTGAAATTTAATGTAATTAGTTTTATGCTCATGATGGATTATAAACTATGTTAGTTGTTGGAGATACTGAATGCTGATTAAAGTTTGGCTCTTCCGTAGTATCAATTAATTTCATTTTTCCCGTTTCTACTATTGTTAATCCCGTAGGATCTAAATTAGTTGTTGATACTTGTTCAAATGCTCTATATTCATAAAACCCTCCATTCCCTAATATTAAACTACCATTTAAAGCATCATTGACACCTTCCGTAAATGTAAACTTATTATATCTATCAATATTAGTTGAGGTATCAGTAATAATACAATAATAATCCGTTTTCGTTAGATCATTTTTAAACTCAAATAAATAAACAGGATTTGTAATTGTAGTCTTTTCCCATAGAGTAGCAACAAATATAGTAGAAGCATTTTTAGTCAGCACTATCATCTTTCTTCTTTTTACTCTTTTTTACTTCAAATACGTCAGCTCCTAATTTCTTTAAAATAGTCTTATTTTCGTCTTTTATTTCAATTTTAAACCCTTTTCCATTCCAAAATTGACCAATTAACTCTTTTTTTAACATTTTATCTTTTTTTAATATATGTGAAATTTTTGACAAATTAAAAAAAAAGGGAGCATAAAAGCTCCCTAAACAAAAGAAAAGAAAAAAGAACGGGTTAAGTACTTATTGTTAATCCTGCTACAACAGTAGAATCTACTTCGTAAGGAGTTTCTGGCTCTTTAGCCATGATAGATACATCATATCCGTTACGATCTCCGTAAGCAGTTCCAGTATTAGCAACTAATGATTGACCTTCTGCGAAGTTCTGGAATCCCATACCCCAATATACTCCGTTATTGTCTTTTATGATACAAACAATCTGACCTAATACCATTAGTTTTAGTTCGTTGCTTTTAGTAGCAGAAAATTTATTAATTGAGAAAGCAATAGTTCCTTCACTAAATCTTGTTCCGTTTGCAGGATCAATAGTAGTAGTAGCAACGATGCTTCCAACTTCTTTTTTTAATTCGTATTTACGCCATGTCGACCCTCCGTCAGTAATAGCAGTAACTTCATGTGAAGCAACTGTATAAGCAGTAACTGAAGCTCTTTCTAATATATAGAGCTCTTCAATACCACCTGTGCTATCCGAACAATCTCTGGCAAATCCATTTGATAATGTACAAGGCATCTGTTTTTAGTTTTAAAAAGAGGGTTATTACACCCTCTAATATTAATATTTACGATATTTTTAATTTACAAGCTTCTGTTGGGAAAGCCCAATTAATCCCACGTCTAAATGCGAAGGTTGTTTTAAAAATTCTGTCATTTGGATCGTACCATGCTCTGTAATCATTTGCCTCTTCATCTGGAAGATCAACACCGATAACGATGTTAGAAGCTCTTGTTAAATAAGCAACAACATCTCCAGGAGTTGCGCTATTCAATCCCGAAAGACCAACAGTTCCAACAACAGTAACTTGAGGAAATCCAATTAAAGGAAGTTCGTTTCCAGGTTGACCATCTACTACATAATGAAAATAATTTCCGTCTGCAATAGCTCTTTGATACATAAGGAATAAATCCATTCCTAAAAAGATTTTAATATCATCCGCATCAGTAATATCCTCATCCATAGACTGAGCTAAAAATGAAAGAGATTCAATGATAATTGAAGCAGTCTGAATACCTGCAGTAGGAGATGCAACATCAACAACAGAAGATGCTTGAACTCCCAATCCTGCATAAGATCCTGCTCCTGCAGTTCCCGTCCAGTCTTTAATCTCTAATTGCTTTTGGATTTTAGCAATCTTCAAAGCAAAATACAACTCAGCAAAAGGAATTTCCTCTTTCTCATTAGTAACTCCTTGTTGAAGCATTGTCTGTGTGTACTTAGAAGCTAAGTCACTCATGCACAAATCTTCGTGAACTGCAAGTGCATTCGGGGTTATTGTTCTTTGAGATAAAGTAGTAGTACCATCTGCTGATCTCGAACAAGCATCATCTTGTAATGATACATCTGTGTCTAAGATGTTTATTGTAGTTGGTCCTTTTACACCTGGTTGTATTTGAGCATATTTACTTAATTGCCCTCCAGCAACTGATTGAACGATCAAACTCATAGCTTGTTCGTCAACATAATTTGTTAATGAACTTACGTCAAAACTCATAATTGTTAATTTTTAATAGTTAGTATTTTTATTTAATTATATTTTGCTTTTTTAGTTTTTCGATAATATCAACTTTATTTTTTCTCAATTTATCGAATCCACTTTTATTTTTCTTTACTGACTTTGTTGTTGGTTCTTGTACTAACTTTTCTGTTAATTCTACCAATTTTCCAAAAGCATTTTTTAAATCTTCAATATCTTTTTTCAGCACTTGCGTTTCTTCTGCTAATGTAGATTCCATTCCGAATACTCTTTCAGTAACTATTGATTCAATGATCTTCTTAGCTTCTCTTTGTTGAGCATCAGTAAATGGACTATCTTTTTCCATTTCTTCGTCAACCTCCTCCTCAACTTCTGGAGCTTCCTCCATTTCTTTGATGTCTACAATAATACCTGATTCTGTTGTTACTATCCTTCCGTCTGAAAGTTCGTGCTCTCCATCTGGAGCAGGTAATAACTCTTCATCAACTTGTACGACCATAGCACTTCCTAAACTTACGTCTGGCTCGACCTGTGCTACACTCCCATCTGCGAGTGTGACATCTTCAAATTTTTCTGCTATTGTTTCTTTAGTTTCTTCCGTAGTAGTTTCTTCTACTACTTCTGTTTTTGGATCTTCTGTATTCATTTCTTCTTTTTCGACATTTACACCCTCTTTTAGAAAAATGCTTTTTATGTCCTGAAATAATTGTTTTGCTTCATTCATGATTTTAAAGTCTTTATTACTATATATGTGAATTATTTTAATTTTTAAAAAAAACTTACTATTTTCTTTTATAATTATTTACTACATCTCTAATCTTTGATATAATCCTTTCATTAATTTCCTTTGGTCTATCCTGAGCAAAAAGTCCTTCTACTGAAAAGCCATTGAAAACTCCTGATTTTATTTTTTCCCAAACTTCGTCATTTTCCACTCTCATTGATCCCCACCATGAGCCGTTAGGAGCATCATCAAATCCTTTAGGCGTATTAATACCTCTATCCGAATCTATTATTAAAGATTCAATTACATAAACTCCGTCTGCTTTATCATTCTTATTGTGCATGATATTTATGTTATTTGAATATCCCATTTTAAAGAATTTATTTACAATCTTATTGATAGTATCTTTTTTAAATACAACGTAAAATTGTTCTCCGTTATCTTTAGCTCTCATGATCGGTAAATCTGCTACCATAAAAAATCCAGATACAATTCTTTTTTCTGAATCCTGAATTTTAAACTGATAGTTCTTTTCATCATTTTTTCTGAATGCCAACCACAATTTTTCAACTGCAGGTTGATCTACTAATGCGATGTAATCCACTCCGGACTCATCCTCTTCATTTATTACTAATTCTAATAGTTCCATAATTTATTTATTTAATAGTTGCTTGTGTTTCTATTACAGCAACCTTGTTTTGTGTATTAGTTATATCCGTTTCCGTTACAAATACCTGTTGGGGTTCTTGCCCTGTTAATGTTGATGTATTAGTTATTGCTCCCAACGAAGGCGCACCACCACCAGGTACACCACCACCACCACCAAAAGACCCACCACCAGAGCCACCAGAAAACTGTTGTTTTCTAATGTTCTGTACGTTTGCTAATCCTGAAGCTAACGCTATACCTGCTGCAATAAAAGGGGCTGCTGGGAATAATATAGTTTCAGGACTCGCTGCCCTTGCCGCAAATATTGCCTGTACACCTTGATAAGTTTGTATTAATGCTTGTGCTATTTGTAGCTTCTTATTGATTTCAAAAGCCCTTCTTTGACTTGCTTCATTGTCTTTAGCAAATGCTCTTTTTAATCTCATTATAGCATTAATACCATCTAAAGCTAATTGCACTTTAGCATTCTTAACTTCTTGTGCATCTGCTATTTCTTGCTTTTTATATTTTTTATTTATTTCTGCAATATCGGCTGCCTGTGCTTCTTCAAGTATAGCAGTACTTTCATTCCTAGCTTTTAACGCTTCTATCTGTGCATTGTATTTATCATATATTGCATTAATTTCAATTTGTTGATTTCTTTCTTGGTTTTCTGTCATTCTATTAAAATGAGCATTCTCTAAATCCTCAACACTTTTTAATAATTCATTTAAGGTGTTTTGTTCTTGTATTTTTAATTTAATCTGTCTGTCTAATTCTTTCTTAGCAAAGTCCTCTTTTATTTTATCAATAGCTTGTTGAGTATTATATTCAAGTAGCTTGATTTCTTCAGCAGCCATTCTGTCTGCTCTTTTCTTTTTCTCATTTACTTCTAATTGATGCTTTAATTTATCCTCCTCTATCTGTATTAATAAATTTCTTTTTT